AAGGGCGCATTGGAAGGTTCCGGATCGTCCGGTCAGCCAACGGGTATCTTGAACACCTCTGGTGTAAACAAGCCAACCTCGTTTGCTGCTGCTGTTCCAACCTTTGCTGAAATGGTTGCGATGGAAACTGCTGTTGCAGAAGACAACGCTCTGTTCGGCAACTTGGCCTACATCACAGACGCAGCCACTTACGGCGGTCTGAAGACCAAAGCCAAGGACGCTGGTTCGGGTATGTTCGTCCTCGAAGGCGGCGAAGCAAACGGTTACAATGTAATTCGTACTCAGCAGGCAACTGCTGGTAACGTATACTTCGGTAACTTTGCTGACTGCCTCATCGGTATGTGGGGTGGACTCGATCTTCTGGTTGATCCATACACTGCTTCGAGCAGCGGTACTGTTCGCGTTCGTGCGCTTCAGACTATTGACGTTGCACTTCGCAACGCAGTCTCGTTCGCATACAACAACGACGGCGTATAAGTAATGTTGAGGGCTGATATTTGGAAGTCATATCAGCCCTCGACTTCTTTGGAGAATGATATGCAATACAAGTGCATTCGTGGCGTAATAACATCGCAAGGCCCAATAAGCGTGGGTGATGTTGTTTCTCTTCCACATAGCGAGGCTTTGGTGCTTATCGCTCATAAAAAAATCGAAATCTTTGAGGAAGTCCGTGTGGCTGAAGCCCCAAAGGTTGAGCATCGTGATCCTGTAATCACAGAAATAGAAAATCGCGATCCTGTCGTTAAGCGCAGTTCCAAGAATGGGGATTGAATCCGCCACTGACATTCTCGATTTCTTTGAAGTCGATGATTTCGCAGATACTGCCACTTACACTGCCGTAGGTGGCAGTCCTGTTTCTGTGAACGGCATATTTGATGCTCCACAAGCCAGCCGTGGCGCAACAGACCTGATGGAGATCACAATTCCATCGCCACAGTTTGTTTGCCGCACTGCTGATGTGCCTTCCGCTGCTGATGGCGATGAAATTATCATCCGCTCTGTATCATATAATGTGCGGGTTGTTTTAACGGATGGAACTGGCGTAAGCACCCTTATTCTCGAAAAGGTGTAACATGAGCCACGTTCGGCAACAGATCAGAGATTATGCTGCCAGCCTTCTGGTAAACTTTATTTACGACAGGTTCGGAATTGTAATTCTGGACCGATTCAATGTTGAACTCACTGCTAGGCAATCCGGTGGTTTGCTTTCCACAGGCACATTGTACAAGTTTCGTAAATATGCGCTTGATGATGCACAGCTTCCGGCACTGATTGTTTACACGACAAACGATGTAACCAATCTTGCCACTATCGGCAGTCGCACCTTGTCGCATAACCTTGAACTGAGGGTTGATGTCATTAACAAAGGATCAAGCCTAGACATCTTTGAAAACATAGAAGCTTTCTGCGCTGAGTTGAACGGCGCAATTGAAGCCGACTACAGTTTCAATGGACTTGTCAAAAGCTGTGTGCTGACGCAATCAGATTTTAGCGTCAATACTACTGGTGAAAAGGCAATTGGCACTGGCAAAATGATTTTTGACGTTAAGTACAGGACCGCCATCGATAACTGCCAGGTGTCTATCTAATGTCGCACATTAACAACCAGATACGCGACCGAATCGCTGACATCATAGGCGCTCTGCCTTTCTTTTCTGGGCGCGTGTATAAGATGCGATCCTACGCATTGGATGATGATAAGCTTCCAGCGGCTGTGATATACACAAACAGCCAGACTAATTCTCTGGCCACCATAGGAACAAAAACATCTATGGGGTCACTGCAAGTTTTTGTAGAGATTTTCATTAAAGGACAAAGTTCAACAATCATAAACCAGATAGATGATGCCTGTGTTTTGATTGAGGATGCCATTGGTTCTGATTTCCAGTTGTCAGGATTGGTAAAAAGCTGTATTCTGTCGCAGTCGGACGTTGACATTAATGCTGAAGGCGAGAAGCCTGTCGCTAATGCGCGGTTGTCTTACGCAGTCCAATATGTTACGTTACTAGCTAATCTGGAGACACCGCGATGAAGATGGTCAAAGTTTACAATAAAGCTGGCGATGAGATACTTGCCTGTGAGGTTGATCTTGACCGCTATGCGCAGATTGGCTGGACACCTATTAAAGAAAAGCCCAAGGCGAAGCCAGAGGCCAAAGAGGAGACTGAGTAATGGCTACGCACACTGGTTCAGAGGGAACTGTTAAGGTTGGCGAAAATGCCATTGCTGAAATCCGCTCCTATTCGCTTGAGGAAACGGCGGACACTGCTGAAGATACCTCAATGGGCGATTCCTATCGCACGTTCAAGACAACTCTGAAGGCATGGACAGGATCGGTCGATGTGTTCTGGGATGAAACCGACACAAACGGCCAAGTTGCTCTTACGGTTGGTTCTGAGGTGACTGCAAACTTCTTCCCAGAAGGTGCATCATCTGGTGTTTCTGAAAAATATTATACCGGAACCGCAATCGTTACTGGCAAGACCGTAACTGGTAGCTTCGATGGTATGGTCGAATCCACAATCACGCTTCAAGGCACTGGTGCTTTGACGCTCTCCACCTTGGCGTAAGGACTAATTAGATGGCAACGCATACTGGCTCTGAAGGCACTGTTAAAGTTGGCTCGACCAACAGCATTGTTGAAATCCGCTCTTATTCAGTTGAAGAAACCGCTGACACTGCGGAAGACACTTCGATGGGTGATAGCTACCGCACCTTTAAGACCACTTTAAAAGCGTGGACAGGTTCGGTTGACGTATTTTGGGATGAAACGGACACCACTGGCCAAGGCGCTCTGCTCGTTGGCTCAGAAGTGACTGTTCGCTTTATGCCAGAAGGTGCAGCATCTGGTGATGCGTATCTGACGGGCAGTGCAATTGTCACTGGCAAAACTATCACAGGCAGCTTTGACGGCATGGTAGAATCCACAATCACACTTCAGGGTACTGGTTCGTTGAGTGCTGCTACAGTTTAATTTCAAAGGATATAATTTATGAGTATTTCAAAGCGCATTGCAGAACGTACATCGACCAAAACACATATCGAAGTTGCAGAGTGGGGTGAAAAGGGGACGCCGGAAAAGGTTTATTACGGCCCCCTGCTTGCTGGTGAATTAAACCGCATCCAGCGTAAGCACCCTCAGTTTCTTAATAACGCATCGTTTGAGGCAATGGTCGATCTAATCATTCTCAAATCAGAGAATGGCCAAGGCGAAAAGCTATTTACGCTTGAAGACAAGGCTATTTTAATGCGTGAAGAGGTTGGTGTGATCTCGACTGTTGCAGCCGCCCTGATGAGTGGTAGCAGCGTTGAGGAGCATGAAAAAAACTAACAAACGATCCGTTCAGGTTCAATCTACTGACCTTGGCGGATCGGCTTGGTAAAAGCATCTCAGAGATTGAAGAAATCTCAATAGACGAGTATAACGAGTGGGTCGCTTACTTTAAGCTGGACGCAGAGAGGCAGAAAAAGCGTGGCTCAGGATCAAAGAGTTGAGTTTCTATTTGCGGCTCAGGTTTCTGGGCAGGAGCAGCTTCAGAAGCTAATATCTTCTGTCGATTCGTTGCGCAAAGAGACTGAGCAACTAAAATCCGCCAACGCTGGTCTGACCTCATCCACTGAGGCCGTAATCCGCAACGGTGTTCGTTATAATAATGCGCTGGATGCGCAATCCAAGGCTCTTCGCAATAGCCGCATGGGCACTCAGCAGCTTGGTATGCAAATCAATGACTTTGCCACCAGCGTTTCAACTGGTGCAAGTCCAGTTCAAGCCTTTAATCAACAAATAGGCCAAGTCGGCATTGCTATGTCCATGATGGGCGGAGTGCTTGGAACTGTTGGTAGATTTTTAGCAGGGCCATTTGGTATTTTTGTGATTGGCGCAGCAATGGGCCTTGGCTTTCTGGCCGAAAAATTTGGTTTAGTTGGGGAAGAAAGTAAGAAAGCAAAAAGTGCGATCAGCAGTCTAAGTGATAGCTTTGATTTAGCAACCGCATCTGCTGCTGATTTAGAAGCAATTGATCAGCTTTTGGCTGATGCCAATAAAAAGGTGGCCGCAACGGCTATACAAGCTGCAAACGCAACAGCGGCAAAGGCTTCTGCTGACCAGAATGCGGCTCAACAGGCAATTAACAACGCAAAGGCAATTTTAACTAAAGCGCAGGCTGAATTAACTTCCCTCAAAGCAATTGCGGCTGCGCAAGATAAATTACCAAGCAACTTTGGTAAGGATCGCGTCTTTGCCAGTATGGGTGCTGGTGCAATTATTGGTGTGCAGTCCGGCGAGGTTAAGACCTTAGAGCAAGACCTCGCGGCTATGGAACGACGCTTGCAAGGTTTCGCCATGATAAGTCGTCGTGCGTCAGCAGAGTCCTACGCTTTATCTTCTGCAATGGATGTAAGCGCAAAAGCTACTGAAAAGCATCAGCAGACTATAAACAACCTAACTAACTCATATGCTTCCGGCAAAATAACACAGGAGCAATTCCGTAAAGGAATTGATCTCGAAACTTCAGCATATAAAAAATTGCAAGATTCGATGAAAAATGTTCGCGGCAAGACTCGCGCTGGTAAGTCTGATGCAGAAAAAGCGGCTGAAAAAGAGTCAAATTCAATTGAAGCCTTCATGGATAAAATCGGCAAAGTTGGGATGAAGGAACTTCCTGCTTACCAGCGCGAGATTGCCATGCTGGAAAAAGATTTCTTTGAACTGTCCAAAGCTGGGCAGGCTGCGACTATCGCACCATTTAAGGCTGCGGTCGAATCCATTGAGATGAACGCCTACAGCGATGCACTTAAGGATGATGCTGAAAACGCTGGAAGGATGTTAAAGGAACTTCCTGATTTTGCTCCATCTTTTACCAAAGAAATGGAAGATATTATATCTAGGGCGGATGAAATGGATAAGTCGTTTGAGGCAATCGGAAACTCCGTTAGTGATGCCTTTAAGGGTATGCTGACTGGCGCTATGTCTTGGAAAGACGGAATGCGCAGCCTTATCGGAACCGTTATTGATGAATTGTGGAAGCTGTTTGTTGTGCAGCAAATTGTTGGCTTTATTAGTGGCGCACTTCGTGGCGGAACTGCGGCCCCTAATGCTTCTAGCGCCAGTCAAAGCATCGGTATGAGTAGCCCAGGCAATTTTAAGCCACTTACATTAAGGGCGCGAGGTGGCTCTGTCGCAAAGAACAGTCCATACATGGTCGGTGAACAAGGACCAGAATTGTTTGTCCCAGGTGGCAGCGGCACAATTATCCCTAACCGGAATCTGTCAAGCAATGGCGGTGGTAGCAACTTCAACATCAGCGTAGATGCTCGTGGTGCTACCGATCCAGCCGCTGTTCGCGCTCAGGTGCAGCAAGGCATCCTTGAGGCTGCTCCGGCTATCATAGCGGCAGCAGAGTCACGCACTCTTGCTGGTATCCGTAGGCCGCGTCTTGGTGGAGTTATGCAGTAATGGCAACGGTAACCTTTCCCTCATCCCCCAAGCCCAACGGGATGTCTTGGCGTTTAATAATGCCATCGCAGACCAACGTGTCTGATTGGACGGGGCGCAGACAGACTATCGCATCTGGTCGCGGATGGTGGGAGTGCCAGTTGTCATTGCCGCCAATCGTGGGGACCGCTAACGTCAACGCATGGCGCTCGTTCATAGCCAAGAGCCGTGGCCGTGCGAACGATTTTCAGATTCCTGTTGACGCAACTGCACAGTCAGCAGCAACCGCTACTCCTTTAGTAAATGGCGCAGGGCAGACAGGCCGGACGCTAACTACTGACGGCTGGCCTTTATCATCGACTGTGCTTGTCGCTGGGCAGTTTGTCACTATCAACAATCAGCTTTTGCAATTGACTGAGAACGTAACGTCGAACGGCTCCGGTGTCGCAACACTCACGTTTGAGCCGCCGATCCGCACATCTCCAGCGGACAATGCAGCAATTGAATACAAGAATCCGTATTGCCTAATGTACTTCGTAGAGGAGCCAACGCTTTCAGTTGAGAATGGTTATGTGTATAGCCTCTCGCTGAATCTACGGGAGTCCTTCTAATGGTTGATGCAACCACACAGGCTGCGCTTGAAGCCACAGTCGTTAATTGGCGTGTCTTAATTTATGCCGACTTTGTTGGAGATGTGCTGCGCGGCACAAGCGGTCTTTACAATAAGGTTGTTTCTGGATCGGGTGATTCTGAACTGGATGGAACTTACGACAGTTTCAGCCATGATCTGATTAACGTGTCGCCTGTAAAGCACAACGAATCTGGTTCTGATACTGTAACAATCTCAATGAGCGGTCTTGTTGTCAACAATGCTGATTTCTTGGCTATAATTGGTGATAAAACCAAATGGCAGGGCCGTACTGCGCGTCTTTGGTTTTATTGCGTTGACGAGAACGAAAATCAAATTGGTTCTATTATACCTTATTATACAGGGTACATGAACGAGGTTGGCATTGCTGGTGACTCTGATAGCCAGACAGTCAGCCTTACAATAGAAAACTATTTAGCCAGTATCGCTGGCGCACAAAACAAAACTTATCTTATTCAGAACATTTTTGATGCTGGCGATCTTAGCGGAGAAGCTTCTGTCTCTGCTGCAAACGGCATGGCTGAAGCTGGTAGTTATGGCTACGGTGGCGGCGGTGCTGGTGAAAACGATTATGGGATGGCAAATTTCAGATGAGAATATCTGCTTGGGAAGACTCTCTGTCGGACTATATCGCCAACAAGCGGCATGAACCGTTTGAGTATGG